TTATATGTTTTAAATCCGTGTTCTACTAACCACTTATAACTACTATCAAATGTGTTTAAATGTTTATTGAATAATACAGATTGGATTGTTGACATTTTAGCATATATATTTATGGTAATATTTTATTTAGTAATTCATTTAATATTTTATCATTCCGCTTTTTGTCATCGCTCCATAACTCTAAAAAATTATTATAAGTATCATAATGTGGGGTATGGTAATCGCACAATAAACAGAACCTACCACAATTATCAGAATTGTAATCCTGTATATCTCTTGTATTTACCGCATATGGTTTAAATGGTTTTAGAAATTCTTGAACGGCTATTGGTGGTGAAAATCCGAAACTATCAAAATATAGGCCGTGACCACTTTCAAATATTTTTGCAAATATCCAATGTGTGCCATTGCCCTTAGAACTATCTTGCATATTGATATAATAACTTCCTACTTGTCTTGGGGTGTGTCCATCTACTAACTCATCCTTACTAAATACTCCAACTATTGGCACCCCAAGTTTATCTGCCATATTTTCCAAATCAACATTAGTCATCATCTTTTTGGGTCAGCCTTTTTCTAAAAGGTGCTTTAAAAAAATAATGTATTATATTTAACATTTTATATTTTATATTTTTGCAATTAAAGTGATACATATTTGTGGTGATGTCTATGGTGAAGACCTCCACCACCTGCTGGTGCAAAACTCCCACCACTCATAGATCTATGAACTCTGCCAAGTGGATTATTCCCACCGTTCTGATTTACATTACTAAAGAATGGATTCATTTGTGGGGAATCAACTCTGGCATATGGTGATCCTAATTGGATAATACTTTCTGGTGATGGTGGTGCGACAATATGACGGCTGTGAGTTCTTACCGCACCGCCGTGCATTCTTAGATGTTTATGTCTTCTAAGACCATCCCCCATTTGATGAGCCAAATGATGACCACCCTTCTCACCAACATACTCACCAGCCATAGTACCATACTTTTCAGCCATCTCTGGATCAAGGTCATATTTCTCAGCCAACATTTTAGCCATTGCACTTCCTGCATATTTACCAGCCTTCTTTGCCATTGCTGGAAGATGTTCTTTAATAATTGGTTTTGTATGGTGTACAATAGTATGGCCAACATTTCTTAATCCTCTTTTAAGAGAATCAAAGAACCCCTCGCCTTTCTTAAATTTTAATAGATGATGTCTGCCCTTACTATGGTTGGCCATCATTTTTTTTAATGTGGTTGGATGCAATACAACAATGTGTTTGCCCGTATGTTTTAAATGGTGTGGATTAATTGAGATGCCCAATCCCATAGAAAGGGCTTCCACCTCATCGTGGTCTAATTCCATTGGAACTGAATGCATTCTGTGAATGGACTTTGTAAGTCTTGACACTGAGTGTAAAATTTAACAGATAAAAAAAATAGGGTTATTATATTTATGAGTTTATATTAATTTTGAAATTAATTAATTCATTTTTTTGTTCAAATTTTTAAAAAGTGGTTTATGCGATTTCCTGACCCGTGGCCATATTTATTGTCACAGATTTAGAATATTCCACAAACACCATAAGGTCTATATTGACCGCTGATGTGTTTTGGCATTGAATTTGGACACTTCTTGCCATACCTTCTTCACTTGGTAGAATTCTTGAGGCATTACCAACATAGTATCTGTATAAGTTTTGCCACTCATTGTATCCAATCAATCCAGAACCAAGTCCAGTTGTTAGACTTCCATTTAATTGATTAATTGATACCATTTGTTCATAAAATTCTTCATAGCCATATTGGAAATTTTGGATAAATAAATTAACACCAGAAATAAGAATTTGAAAGTTGTCAAGTGAAATTGGATCTGGGGTTGCACCAGTGGTTGAGAATGGGGATAACAATGTTGATGTTTTGATAGGAACTGCACCAATTTGTACACCGTTTGCACCATTTTGTGCGGTCTGGTATTGTGCGGGAACTAAAGCACCATTTGGTTGATTTGACCCAGAAGAGGTTAATAGCGGTATGACCACGACGGACAAAATATTAGGAATACCGTTACTAACTAATATGTTAATATTATCACCAGCCCCCTGATTAGGGAAATAAAATTGGAAGATATCATTATATAAAACTTTTTTGGTTGGGGTTAATTCAAGGAATCTGGTTTCAGCCAATGGGTTCATTTGAAATGCTGGTGCATATAGACGGCACTGGGTAATGCCCGCTTGTACTGTATATAGTTGTCCAAATTGAGTTTTAGCAATGGAAATGGCAACTGTAACATTTTGCACGGTTGCTGGAATTGGGGTTGTGTTTGGGGTTCCTACAACAATCTGTTGATTGAATACAGTCAATGGGTTAACATTATAACCACCTTGACCCAAATCCGCGGATGCCAACATAATAGGACAAGTAGAACCGCCACCCAAAATACTTGGTGCTGAAGTAAGAGAAACTGAGGCAAAAGTACCCTCAGTAACCGTTCCAACATTTGCACCAGTTGATGCTACTGAACTTAATTGGCCATTAATATATTGTGCATTAAAAGTACATTGGTTAGTATTCAAATAAATTCTCATTGTTGATCCTTTTAATAGTGGAATCTTTTCAAAGAAGTTGCAAATATCTTTAAGTCTGATAATGGCTGGGATAACAATTGCTCTACCAGACCCACCAGCAAGTGGTGTATATGAAGTAATATTGGCTTGGAATAAAGATGTATATGATGCTTGGTTAAGTATTCCCTGTTGGTTACTGCTGGTATATTGTTCAATAAGTGAACCAATGTAACCAGTTCCAGTGTCTCCTGCTGCATTAAATGTTTGGATATATCCCAATGGGTTTGCCCCATATAATGGGAATGGTACACCAGATGTTCCAGCATTTGGGGTTGCATCAAAGTTAATCCAAGACTGTCTTTTTTGCAATCCAATATTAAATTGTTGCCTAACCGTGGCATTTGGTACTGTGCATTTAGTAGTTAAATTTAATGCGATTGGAACATTACCAGCCCCAGCGGCTGCTGTTGCGGTTCCATAAGAGTTTAATAGTGTTTGAAGAGTAATAAATGGACTATTTCTATTATTGCAGATACCAGTGCCACTTGCCCCCAATTGATTTAGTGTTCTGAGTGCGGTTGCGGTTAAATTTCCAGCATTATTGTTTGCAATATTATTATAGATCCAACTCTCTGCGGTATCTGGATAAAATCCAGTAATTGCCCCCCAGTTCTGAACATCAGCGGATGACCAAGAAGTCATTGCCTTAAAAGAACTAAATACATTTAAAAATGGTCGTGAAATTTTTATTACAAAATTTCTCTTACTGTCTCCAGTAAGTCCAGACTATATCTTAAGAAATCATCATAGAGTGCTAATCTATTCATCCCCACTACCATTTAGTCGTTGAGCCTTCCCCATATCCTTGCATAACGGACTTAGGGGCTTGGTTGCGGATTGTCTCTATTCATAAACTTTTTACTATACCTATAGTGGTTAACTATAGCCATTATAATATTTCTACTATAACTTAGTATTTATGACCTAACGAGATATCCCCGCAATTTGGAAGTGTCGCAGTTGTTAAACTTAAAATAAGTTTAACAACCACTTGCCTATCTTTTGAATAGACAACGGCAAAAGGTTTACCGTTATTGCTTTTTCGTAAACTACAAAGACCATAAGGTCTATTGCTACAGATGATTGATTAATGCATTGCAATTGAACACTTCTTGCCATACCTTCTTCTGATGGTAAAATTCTTGAAGCATTGCCAACATAATATCTGTATAGATAACTCCATTCTTTTAGACCAATCAAACCAGATGCAAGGCCAGTAGTAGCACTTCCATTTAGTTGATTAATAGAAACCATTTGCTCATAGAAATCCTCAAAAGAATATTGCAATTGCTGTTGAAATAATACATTTCCAGAAATAAGAATCTGAAAGTTTCCTAATTGAATTGGGTCTGGAGTTGCTCCAGCAGTTGAAAATGGTGATAATAATGTTGA